CATCAAACACCTGCCTCCCTACTAGAAGAGAACATGGTTGAAAGGGCGCGTTGATTCATGTAACAGCTCGTGTGTGGCGTCACACATTCAAGCTGCTTTGTAGTTGGCAATGGTTGATAATGGCCACTGCGCAGGTTTATGTTATGCCACGGGTTGAAAGCTCAGTCACAGATCAAGATAAGCCTGTTTGGGATGGCATTGCAACACCCTTGGTGGCTTAGGATCCATGTTTTTTACAAAAAAGTAATTTTTTATCTACTGAGTTTTTTCCGTACTTACTCAGGATATGCGGGTAGTAAGGGGCTTTTGCGACGTGCGCTACCGGGCCATAAAGATAGGGGAACTGGCTGGGAAGTTGTGTCCGTCGCCTGCTGCGTTGGCGCTATGTCGCGATAGTTGTCGGAGGTCCCGAAATTTGTCTTCCTCTAAAATGACAGGTCGAAGGAATACGAACAACGAGTTGTCTCGGAGACTGCTCGATGACAGACTCGAAAGTTCGCGTAAGATTGGAATCTTTTCCAGATATGGGATACCATTGATCGAGTTCGATAGGTTCTTTTGCGTTAAGCCTCCAACGATGATTGTATAGCCATCGGGAACTGTAACACGTGAACAGAACCGACAACAAGGGATCGCAAGTCCGCGTGCGGAGCACAAGGCGAAGCTACTGGCGCTTGGGATCGAGCAGACCGACGAGGACAAGGCCCAGCGCCTGCAGCGCACACCGGCGTGCTTGACATGTGGCAAGCCCGGGATGCAATCGGTGCAGCATCGCAACGCACTAGAGACGCATCGCTATCTCAACGCGTTAAGAGCACTCATCGCGTTCTTTGCATGGAGCGCTGCGACGAGTAATCATTGGAACTCGTTTGAATGGAAGAGGTTTCTTGCTCGGATCTATTCTCCGAAGGCCACCTTCTGGGATTGGAGCTTGCGATTGAGATTCGAGCAATCGTACTGCGAGTTTCAGATCGGCGTGACGCTCGGTGACGATGCCAAGCTGGCCGCTGCATGTTCGCAATCCACCATTCGCACCAGTTCACTTCCGCTCCCGGATAGTTGACGACCGTCATGACAACCTCGAACATCACCTCTCGATCCCTACGCAAAGCGGACTTCCGGTCCGCTTCCGCTCTCGGTCTGCGCCCAGAGCGAAAAAATCGCTTGCGAATCAGAAAAACGCTCGCTTCGATCGCTCGAAAACGTCACAACTTCGGTGCATCGCGATGTTCAAAGCGGTCTTTAGAATCGTGCGCAGAGCAAAATCATCTAAGAGAAAACATTGGGGAAATCGCGAAATCGCAAAATCGCGTGCACTTCGATTCTGACGCCCAACGCATCGCGTCCCTCTGACGCTTGATCCACTCCATTGCTACTCGCTGTCAACCGACCCTCCTCCGGCCAGGCCCATGATCCCTCACCGCTCTGGCGGACTGTCGTTGACTGATGGAGCGTTAGTCTTTAGGTGAACAATTGATTCATGGCGAATGCCTACGTTCCGCTCAATTTAGGTTTCTGTGTCCATTTCGTGTTGAAATCATTCAATAGCCCATGGTCGATAATACGTGCGAGAATTGCATCCGGCACACAGTCGGTGATCCAGTATAGACTTTGTGCCACGCGGAGTTGCATGAGAGGATGAGATTTGTGAACATCCGACAAATGAATCAATAAATCGACTGCTCCTAGACTCGACCTTCCCGCTAGCCCTAATGCGTATATTGCGCAAGAAACCAACTCTAAGTCATTTTCCCCTAGTAGACGCAACAATGCGTTTTGCGATTCTTTAATGGGATTAGAAAACTCGCCGTTGCTCTCAGACGGATCGAGATAGCTGACATATTGCAGGATTCTACCGATTGAGATAACTGTGCATATTAATAACGAACGTGGCTTATTCTCTTCCGGCCATCGATTTAATACATTGGAAAAAAAAGGAAGCACCTCCATTCTCTCTTCGGCATTTTCAGGCAAAAGAGTGATATACCGCTCAAGTTCTTTGTCGGGTTTGCGGAACCATTCCTCCATTTGATCAAGCTGCATTCTCGAACCTACCTAAGTGGTTGATCTCCAACTTTTGTATTCGGGTTGCAACACACACCGCCATTTCCTTCGCACTCATCTGGATCCGCCCAGCCTACTGACATGCAAGATCCTGGTCTTGGATCCCAGGGTCCAGCTGTTATGCAACACCAGCATTTTCTAGACTCTTCCTCATCTGGATGGTTATCGAAATAGATCTTTGCTACGACCACCGCAGTTACGAGTACGCACTCAACGGGTCCAACTTTGAATGATGGTTTGCACAATCCTACCGCGACAGGACTACAAGAACGACACCAGGTAGTCGTGGTAGTCGTTCGTTCGTAGCCTACACGCTCAAACACCCACTTGGAAGGCGTATTTGAACGACACAGTTTCGTCGCATCTATACCGGATGCATATGGAAATCGAATTTCTTTTTCCCAAAGCGACCACCAACCTAGCTTGAAGTATTTGCATACAATCTCAGTCTTTATTGTGGTTAAAGTTTCGCATCCACCGTACAAGCCACCACCATGAGGCCCTGTCTTAGCAATTATAAGACCTGTTGGGTCAAGTGAATTAAACGGATTGCTATCGCCAAAGTCATTCAAGCCCCATTCACTTCCCATATACCCAATCGGATCTCGCGAACAAAATCGCCCCAGGCCGGGATTGTACATGCCATACGCATCCGATCCCAAATTTGATGCTAATACGAGTCCAAAAAGTAAGACGGATACCTTTCCACAAATCATGGTGCATGCCTCCTTAAGCTGGTAAATTTGGTTTAACGGTCAATCATCGGTTTTTTGGAATCTGAGGATTTAATTGACTAATACGGAATTCAACTTAATCACCGCTCTACATCTACTGCGTTCGGTTACTTCGATCCAGGTATCGCAAGCACGAAATTGGTGTCAACAAGGCACCCAGCCACCGAAAGTCTTCAACCGGAAAACTGCAACGTATGGAAAGGCTCTCTAAATCGTGAAGCCTTCCAATTTGTGGGAATATTTCCTTTGAGTACAGTTTATCACTTGAAAGGGTCAGCGAACGAAGCATCGGTAGGGAATCGAGCCAACCAAAGTTTTCCTCCTTGCCAGTTGCAAAGACGCTCAATTGATCGATAGTCGATAAAGCAGCGATTTTCGACAGTGCTTCCGGCGCGATTTTGACCTCGTCAGGATGATCCCCCAATTCCAGATTTCGCAGGGAATTAAGTTTATTCAAACTTTCAATCTCGTCCGCATCAACGTTGTGCTGTAACAATCGAACAGTTTCGACTGTTTGAAGACTATCAGCGTTGTCATTCAAGAACTTTGCCAATTCGGTGCTTGGACCGTTATGAACCAAAGTGACCGGCCGGCCGGAAGCATCGCGTTCAACGTAGACTTCGCCACATTGACCAACGGACGAGGCTAGCGCGATGGCAATCAAAATCAGTGCGAGTCTTATCATAGGGAGCACTTACTCTTTTTAGTGTCACCACGGTCGTCATCACACTTACTCCATTGTGTTGTGATTTCTGGGAACTTAGAGTTGGGCGTGACCCGTCTCGGCTTACACTTATAGCAGACATATTCCCAGCAAATACTTGCTTCACATGGTTCATTGCAAGGCAAATCATTATCGGGCTCACAACTCGACTGGTAGCGAACCATTACTGATTCACCAATCTTACAGTCTGCCCAAGGTAGCCCTGCGACCGGAGGCGCTTTGCCTGTTGCTGGAGAAGTTGGACGCATCCGATTTCCTTGAAGACTCTTGCAAGAGCATTTCTCGTTTCCGTTTTCAAAGTCATTTACTAGCCAATTATCTATAGCTTCAGGCCACAGTATTGGCCCAGCGTTTGGATTTCCGACAGGGTAAGGTGGATAACCGAGTCGTCGAGCGACCGCCGTGTACAGGACTGGCATCGAGACACAAGTACCACCGTTCGAACTGCCAACCATACCGTGAATGAAAAGATCTTGGCTCTTTGTGAAGTCAATATCGTTGACTCGCTCCAAGTTGTAATGAACGCCGAAGTCCTGTTGCAAAACCGTGACCAACATCAGCATCCGGAAGTAAGCTTCCGAGTTGTTGAATTTGTTCGGCTTTTGTAAGAACTGGTAGAGGTTGCGATCGGTGTCTATCCTGACCTTCTTCGCCCAGCCATCTAACTGAGCCAGCAGTTCTGCAACGTTCACATTCTCTGTGCCGGGCAATCCATCAGTAGCTCGCGGATTCAGTAAAGCGATGTCCTGCTTGCTCAACTCCTCTTCGGTCATCTTGGTCAAGTCAGCGAAGGTTGGAAGAACAGACTCCTTTGGCTGCGTGGCTCGCAATCTAGGATTCGCAGTTTTAATCGCCGTTTGCGACGGAGCAGAGAGACTCCAAATACCTAGAACAGTGACGACGAACGCACAAAGCGCACTCAACTTCCAGATGGCATATCGCCGCAACGGTCTCGCTAATTCTTTGCTTGTTTCAGTAGATGAAAGCTTGGAGGCTGCTTGTGCCGTAATAGTTTGTCGCTTTCGTCGATCACGTTTTTTCATCGAACACTGCCTCCAGACTTGCTTGACTTTTACCCGCAGGAGGTATTAGAGGGCACGCGGAAGCAAAACGCAACAAAATTTTCTGGCGGTAGTCTGGTGCACGGTCAACTGCTGGTCTCTTCCGCACCCTTATCCGTCATTTCGAACTTGCACCGGGTATCCCTACAGATAGACGCGGCTGTTGTTGCTGCGATTGTCTGTCGCCAAGCCGCCCACAATAGCGGCCAAGTCCATGGAGGTGCGAGTTGCTCTCGACTGTTCCCCCTTCTTCTTTGTCTGCCCCAGCTCGGCGATCGGAAATCGCTGGGATTCTAGCGGCAGGCGTCGTCCGCATGAAGTCGCGTTTGGCGATCCGCGATCCAGAAACTGCCAAAGATCTGCACAAATCACCATCAGCTTGCCTTGAGCTTTCTCCAGAAAGCGTGCTCTCTGTGACCAACGTGGTTAACGACCAGTGAGTCCGTTTTCTCAGGAGAAATCAATGCAACTAGACATCGACAAAGAGGTCGCGCTGCTCCAACGCATGACGGTGGGGCAACTGCGAGAGAGGTTCGAAGAGACGTGGGGCGAGCCGACAAACACTCGCAATAAGCAATGGCTACTCAAACGCATCGCCTGGAAGATGCAAGCCAATATCGAGGGTGACATTTCCGAGAGAGCTAGACGTCGGGCGGCCGAACTAGCACGCGGCACCGACATCCGAACGACGGCCCCCAAGGCTACCAAACCGGTGACAAATCCTGTGGCCGACACGGTGACCGGATTCGTCGAACCGGGGGAAGACAGCCGTCTGCCTCCCCCTAGATCAGTCATCGAGCGAGTCTACAAGGGCCAGAAGATTCTGGTACTGGTCCTGGAAACCGGCTTCGAATACGACGGAGCAATCTACAAGACACTCAGCGCTGTGGCCAAAAAGATCACGGGGCAGCACTGCAATGGGTATCACTTCTTCAAACTTAGCAAGAAAGGTGGGGAGCAATGAACAAACCCAACAACAATCACAGGCTGAACTGTGCGATCTACACACGAAAGTCCACAGACGAGGGGCTAGACAAAGAGTTCAATTCCCTCGATGCTCAACGCGAATGCGCCGAAGCCTACATCAAAAGCCAAACGCAAGAGGGCTGGAACTGCCTGCCCGATCACTACGATGACGGTGGGTTCACCGGTGGCAACATGGATCGACCGGCTCTAAAGCAACTGCTGGCGGACATCGAAGCTGGAAAGGTCAACTGTGTGGTCGTCTACAAAGTCGATCGACTGAGCCGTTCGCTGATGGACTTCGCCAAAATGCTCGAAGTCTTCGAACGTAACCAAATCGCATTCGTAAGCGTGACGCAACAGTTCAATACGACCAACTCGATGGGCCGGCTGATGCTAAACGTACTGCTTTCCTTCGCCCAGTTCGAACGCGAGATCATATCAGAGCGGACCCGCGACAAAATCGCTGCCGCCCGGCGGAAGGGAAAATGGTCCGGAGGGATGCCACTGCTGGGCTACGACATTGATCCACAGGGGGGCAAGCTCCGTGTGAATGAAGTCGAAGCCAACAGAGTCCGCAAGATCTACGATTTGTACATCGACCGAGAATCGATCATGGCGACCATCGCAGAACTTGACAATCGCAGTTGGAACAACAAGTCCTGGAATACCAAGAAGGGCATACTTCGAGGCGGTTCGCCGTTCACCAAAGCAACGCTGTTCCGACTCCTTACCAACGTGACCTACATTGGTAAATTAGCCTACAAAGACGAAATCAACGAAGGTGAACACGACCCGATCGTCACGCCCGATGTGTGGCAAATCGATCCAGAAGAAGTTCCGGGATTCCTGGACTCGGAACCTCACGGAGCTTTGGGACCTGACTACCGGCTTGGGCTCTACTGCTAGCGTCTCTGGTGGTGTTCTAACGATCAACTCAGGGATAACGGCCGGCGGTTTCGCAGAGCTGCTTTCGAAGGAAACGTTCACGATTCCATTCAGAGCCATGATCGCGGTGCAGTCCGGGGGTACCCGGCAAGCCAACAACCACCACATTATTGAAGCCGTATCGGTCGACCCGGTCACCGGGATTCCCGATGGCAAGCACAGTCTTAGCATGGACATCGGGGGTGCTGCCAACACGACTGTGACCAATATGGTCTACAGCGTCCAAAATGGCGGATTGGTTCCCATTGCATCGGCAGCCTCCGCCATCTTGTCTACAGCTACCTATTCGATTCTCGAACTCGAACCGTTTTCAGACGAGTGCTATTTCCACTCGCGCGTGATGGATTCGACCGGAGGCCGATCGAATTCCTACGTTAGGCACCAGCAGATCCCTGATCCGATCGCGGTTTACAAGATCCGCATCCGCTCGATGAACCACCAAGCGTTCAGGTTTGTATCCAACGCAGTCGCTGGTCCTGGCAATGTCATTCGATTGACCTCCACTGCGCACGGTTACACCGGAACGCCAACGATCTGGGTCGAATACATCAGCGGTGTCACTAATAACGGAGCGGCCTTGCGTGGTAATTACTCGGCGACAGTCATCGACGCTAACACGATTGATCTAACCGGAACGGTCTTTTCTGGTGCCTATGTCACTGGTTCTGGACAGATCGCTCTTGCAGCTGCACCCGCAGCGATTTCCTTCCAGTCCCAGTTCATTAATTGCCAGGATTACGCAGAACTTACTGCTGAAATCACCGCTGGCCGAGGACAAACCGTCATTGGACAAAGCTTAGGTGTGATCCTCACCGGAGCGACTGCGACGACAACCAACATCGGAACCGTAACAGCTAACGTCGCTGGTCAAGCGGCTCACGATGCTGTGGTTGCCGGCAGTCCAGTGCGTGTGGCAGGTCGTGCACAAACGGCAGCCTATGCGAGTGTCGCCTCGGGCGATGTCGCCGATCTAGTTTCCACACTGCAAGGGGTGCTCGTAACGCGACCATGGCAGATTCCAGAACTTGAATGGTCGTTTGCGTCTGCCGCAGGTGGCGTGATCAATACGACCGATGCCGTTTTGTCTGCTGCAGCCGGAGCCGGTCTGCGTCGCTACATCTGTTCGATGCAGCTTTCGAACAACTCGGCAGTCGCCACGGAAGTCGTCCTTAAAGACGGAGCGACGATCATTTGGCGAGGCCACCTGAGTGCTAACGCTCCGATGGCTGAGATCATTTTTGAAAATCCACTCAAGACCACTGCCAACACGGCTCTGAACTTTGCGTGCATCACCACTGGTGCTGCGGTCTACGTCAATGCACAAGGATTCACCGCACCGTAAGGACAACCATGATCGGCGCTAAAGTCACCACCAAAAAATCATTCGACAAGGTCAAAGCCAAGGCTCAGCAAGGCAGCTTCAAAAGTCTTGGTCATGCGGCAGCTGCGATTCGCTTGGTTGCTCGTCGCTCGATCAAGCGTCGGCAGACCGCATCGATGCCAGGTACGCCTCCGAATACTCGCAAAGGACAACTCAAGCGAGCGATCGTCTATCAACCATTGCCAACTACAAAGCAGCTTGAATGTGTGACGCCACACACGAGCTGTTACATGAATCAACGCGCCCTTTCAACCATGTTCTCTTCTAGTAGGGAGGCAGGTGTTTGATGAAACAATCTAGTGGTCGATCGAGTCGTCTTGGAATTTCCCGTATCCAACTGATCACGCTGGTCGTCGGCTTAATCGCTGTCGGCTTCGTGGTCGTTGCAGTCATGCAATCAGGTCCAAAGAAACCGATTGCGAACCAACTCCCAATGAAAGCTCCCGAGGCTACCACGCCAATCCCCGATGGTTGGGTCGAACTGGGGGGTGTTGCTCGTCCGGGGACTGATGTCCAGTTGGACAACAAGCTTCGCACGAATAC